CATCACCTTATCAAGCTGAAGAAATTTGCGAGAACATATTAAAGAGATCAAGAAACAATTTAAAAGCAGAAGTTACTGCAACTGCTGAAGCACTTAATTTAAGTATTGGAGATATAGTAACAGCAACCTATGACACAGCAGGATTTGTTGCCAAACCATTCCGAGTTATGTCATTATCTATTAATTCTGATAGCACAGTTAATTTAGGACTAGAAGAACATCAAGACGAGTTTTACGATTACGAAAATAAATTAGAAGCACCTGATATTCCTGATACTGTATTACCAAATCCTTTTTCTGTAATGAGTCCAGCAATATCTGTTTCTGATGAAGTAATAGAATTGTTTGATGGTTCTGTTGTTTCTAAGATGGTTGTTACACTTACTAACAATGATAATTTTGCTGACCAGTTTGAAGTAGAATACAAACAAAATACAGAAACATTTTTTAGATTAATGGGTAGAGGTATTAATCAAGTATTTGAAATATATCCAGTTATAGAAGGTGCTATCTATAATATTCGTGCAAGAACAATAAACACACTTGGTGTAAGATCATCTTTTGCTACTGCAACTCACGAAGTTGTAACTGCATTTTTACCACCATCTGACATAAGCACTTATAACATTGATGTTGTAGGAGATAAGCTACATCACTTTTGGACTGGTATAAATGATTTAGATTTAGATTTTTATGAGATAAGATTTACTTCTGATACTACTGAAACACTTTATTCTAATACTACAATATTAGTACCAAAGATTGGGAGACCAGCAACATCTGTTGAAACTCCATTTTTAGGTTCAGGAAAATTCTTTATTAAAGCAGTAGATAAGTTTGGTATTCGTTCTGCTAATTCAACTTCAGTCGTTGTATCTAGTCAAGTCTTTGAAGGTTTCCAATCAGTACAAACTATAACTGAAGAAACTGCATTTAGTGGAACTAAAACAAATTGTGCTGTTGTAGATAATACACTCGTATTAAATACATCTGCCTTTGACAGTATTAGTGGCGACTTTGATGATGGTGTAGGATTATTTGATGGTGGTGATAATACAGTTGTAGGTTCTGGTACTTATGAGTTTGCAACAGGTTTTGATTTTAGTAATTCATTTAAATTTAAAGTAATACTTAATCAGTTAAATGTAGATCACTTAGATTACATTGATAACTTTGATTCTCAAGCTGGAAACTTTGATGATGTAGAAGGATTGTTTGATGGTGGAACTGGAGAAGCTATATCTACAAACGTACAATTACAAATAGCTACATCTACTGACAATGTAACATTTAGTAGTTTTAATGATTTTAAATCTGGGGATTTTGTTGCTAGAGCAGTTAAATTTAAAGCTATATTAACTTCAACAGATACTTCTGCCACTCCTGCAATAAATAATCTATCTCTAAAATTTTTACTACCAACTGTTATACAAGATGGTTCTAATCAAAGTTCAGGAACTAATAATACTGGTTTTCCAGTAACCTTTACAAAAGCATTTTATCAAACTCCTTCCTTGACAATTATTGGGCAAAACCTTAATAGTGGTGATAGATTTATTTTAAATAGTAAAGATAGATCATCTTTTAATGTTGAATTTTTAGATTCAAGTGGTAATACTGTTAATAGAACATTTGACTATCAAGCAGTAGGTATAGGTAGTCAGCAATAGATAGAAAATAAATTTTATGGCACAACACGATTTTGTAATAGCTAATCAGGGCTTCCCAGCTACTAGAACAGACATTAATAATTTTTTACAAGCAGTTGCAACAACACACTCAGGAACATCAACTCCTTCTGGTGCTGTTGCAGGAACTATTTGGCTAGATACTACTTCGGCTACTGCACCCATCTTAAAATACTATGACGGAACAGATAACATAACTCTTGCTACAATAGATCACGTTGCTAACACAGTTAATTTTTCGGATTCAGCTTTAGACTTAATAGCCGATACTACTCCTCAACTTGGTGGAAACTTAGATGTTAATGGTAACTCTATTGTATCAACTTCTAATGGTAATATTACTTTAACACCTAATGGAACTGGTGATGTAGTACTTTCAGCAGATACAGTTAAAATCGGCGATTCAAATGCCAATGCCACAATCACAACAGATGGTACTGGAGATTTAATACTTAATACAAATTCAGGTTCTAGTTCAGGTTCTATAACTATCGCTGATGGTGCAGATGCCAATATTACAATAGAACCAAATGGAACTGGAGATATTCTTTTAAATGCAGATACAGTAAGAGTAGGAGATAGTGGTGCTAATGCAACTATAACTTCTAATGGTGCTGGTGATCTTATTCTTAACACAAATTCTGGCACAGATTCAGGTTCTATTACAATAGCTGATGGTGCTAATGGTGCTATAACAATAGCAGGTAATGGTACTGGTCAAATAATAGTTAATGCTGGTGCTGTTGGAACTCCAACTATTGCACCAACTGGCGACACAAACACAGGTATATTTTTCCCAACAGCAGACACAATAGCTTTCACAGAAGGTGGTACAGAAGCTATGAGGATTAACTCAGACGGAAACTTAGCTTTAGTAAAAAATATCGGTTTAGGTGGTGCAACTCCTACTACTTCAGGAACAGGTATTACTTTCCCAACAACAGCATCAGGTTCAACAAATGCAAATACATTAGATGATTATGAAGAAGGAACTTGGACACCTCAACTTGGTGGTACGAGTACAAATCCAAGTGTTGTTTATCAAACATCTTTTACAAATGGTGGGTACATAAAAATTGGTAGACAAGTAACTATTTCTGGTCAAATTAGAACAGACACAGGAACAACTGGTGGCACAGGTTCACTTACACTTAAAAATTTACCATTTAGTACATCTAAAATTGGAAGTGAAAGAGGTTATGCAGGTAATGTAGCTCTTTTTAATGTTTCTGTACCAGCAGGTACAGTTTACATAAATTTACAAAATGACCCAGATTCAGTTTCAACTCATTTTACAATACTAGGAATAATAGATAATTCTGCATGGGTAGGTGTAGATGCTTCTACTCTTGGTACTCTTGATATTTTTCAGTTTACTGCAACATATTTTACAGCTTAACAATAAGGAGAAAAACTATGGCAATAACAAAAGAAACAGTAATTGGTAGTCTTGAAGTAGTCGGAGATTATAAATTTGTTCAAGTTAGAACAGATACAGTAATTAAAGAAGATGGCAAAGAATTATCAAGAACTTATCATAGGCATGTTCTTACCCCAGATAGCAATATCTCAGGTGAAGATACAAGTGTACAATCTGTATGTAATGCAGTTTGGACACAATCTATCAAAGATGCTTATACTGCTTTTAGGATTGAACAGAAAAATAAAGTATTAGGAAACTAACACATTAATGAAGATGGTTCATTTATTGTACCATGTTCGTTGATGTGTTAAATACTAAAGAATAATATGATTACATTTACACTAGGAACTATCTTAGGAGTTTATTTAGGTTGGAAGTATGAAACGTCAATTAACGAATTTATAGAATCAATTAAAGAACATTTAAATATTAAGTAGTCTTGAAATATGTTGCAACGCAATATATATATCCTAAAACTAAATAGGAGAAAAAATGTTTACATTTAAACTACCGACATACGAAGAACTAAAACAAAACTACGAAACATACTTAAAAGATGTTCAGAAGTTTTACAAAGATTTCTATTCGGACATACAAAAGACTTTTAATAAATAGACTTTATTTAAATTTGATTGTCTGATAAAAAGACTGCACAATATTTAATGTGCATTTATAGATTAGCTGATGGCAGTTGTTGTCTTTTGAAGTCTTGCAAATGTGCTGATAAAGACAATGACAAAAAAGAATACAGACGAGATTCAATCTCTTACATTTAAAGGGCATATCACAGGAATTAAAAGAGAAATCAAAATACTAGGTTGCTCAGTTTATAAGCTGGAGAAAAAAGTAGAATCTTTATTCTGGTCTATCCTATGTGGTCTTGGTGCTTTATCGTTGGCTTTGATTACAATATTTCTTGCTAAGTAAGTATTGCTTAAAAAGCCGAATACAACTAACAGTTAGTTATGAATAAAAGAATCTTAGTCATATCAGATTTACACATTCCATATCATAGAGAAGATTCATTTGAGTTCCTAAAAGAAATTAAAAAAGAATACAAGCCAGATACGATTGTAAACATAGGTGATGAAATAGATTGCCACGCATTATCATTCCACGATCATAACCCTGATCTAGCTTCTGCTGGACATGAACTTGTAAGAGCAAAAGATTTTATTAAAGAATTAGAATCAATATTTCCTGAAATGACTTTGTTAGACTCAAATCATTCTAGCTTAGTTTATCGTAGAGCAATTAAATCAGGAATCCCTAGAGGTTACCTAAAAGAATATAACGAGTTCTTAAATGTTAAAAAATGGAATTGGGTAGATAACTTAACTCTTACCTTACCTAATAAACAAAGATGTTTCTTTACTCATGGAATATCTGCTGATGTAACTAAAGTATCTCAGATCAATGGAATGAGTTGTGTTCAAGGGCATTTTCATTCAAAATTTTCTCTTGCCTATTGGGCAAATAGTGATTCATTATTCTTTGCTATGCAAGTTGGTTGTTTAATACAACAAACTAATATGGCTTTTCAATATTCTAAAAACTTTAAAACTAAATTTATAATGGGTTGTGGAATGATCGTAGATTCTACTCCAAGACTAATGCCAATGGTACTTAACAAAAAAGGCAAATGGATAGGCAAGTTAGTTTAAATTTTTCTCTAAGAGAATTTATCTATTCTGATACTGCAATCAGATTACAAATAGACAATACTCCAACTGATGAGGTTCTGGTTAATCTACAAAATGTATGCCAGTTTATTTTAGAACCAGTAAGAAACTATTTTAACAAACCAATTACAATTACTTCTGGCTATCGTTCTCCTGAGTTATGCAAAGCCATAGGAAGTTCTGTAACATCACAACACACATTTGGACAGGCAGTAGATTTTGAAATCTTAGGAATACCTAACAAAGAAGTTTCTGACTGGATAGTAAATCACCTAGACTATGACCAATGTATTTTGGAATTTTGGAAACCAGAAGAACCTAATTCTGGTTGGGTACATTGTTCTTATAAACCATCAGGCAATCGTAAAATGTATCTTAGAGCATACAAAGGAAACGGAAGAACTATCTATGAAGTCATTTAAAAAGCAAGTTGGTGGAAATCACTATAAAACACTTTCAATCCAACCTTCTAAATATATTTACTATAACCAATTTAATTGGTATCAAGGTAATGTTATTAAATATGTAAGTAGATATAATCGTAAGCATAAAACTGCAAAAGGGCAGTTAGTTGATCTTAGGAAAGCCGAACATTATCTTCAACTATTAATTGAAACATTTAATAATAAGAAATAACTCATTTTAAGGCATAGTGGCTTTAAAACGAGTATAATCCCATAAGAACTCCAATCGTTAAAAAATAGGGGTATTTTGAGGGTTTAAATAGGCAAATTTAGAACATTTAGAGAACGATATGGCAAATTACATAGTAACTACAATAGACCCAGATTTTACACCTGAAACACATACTGTTGGTGCTTCATCAGTACAATCAGGAGTTATTACTACTGGTTCAGGATTAGTAAGAATCTCAACAACTACTCATTGTCATATTAAATTCGGTGCTAACCCAACTGCTACTGAAGAAGATTTTTTAATGCCATCAGATCATGTTGAAGTTTTTGCATTTAAATCTGGTCAAAAAATTGCTTTTATAGCACATGGTGGGGGTTCAGGTGAAATTAACATTTGTGCAGTAGATTAATATGCTACCAGCTTTAAGTGCTTTCGCACCACTACTTACAACAATATTTAAAACAGTTGATAAAGCTATTCCTGATAAAGATTTAGCTGAGAAATTAAAAGCTGAAATGAATATGCAGTTGATGCAATCAGGCACAGAAGAAATGAAAGCATCTGCAAAAATTATTGAAGCAGAAGCAAAAAGTAATTGGTATGTTTCTGGTTGGAGACCAACTCTTATGTATTTACTTATTTTAATTGTTGCTTGGAATTATATTATTAGTCCAATTTTATTTCTTGTTATTAAAGTTAAAACACAAGTAGATTTACCTTCAGACGTTTGGACATTACTTACAGTTGGTTTGGGTGGCTATACCATTGGAAGATCAGGAGAGTCTATTGCAAGAAGTTTAGCGACAAGACCAATAAATAAGAATCAAGAAAATGGATAGTTTAAAGTTAAGCGATCAAACGCAAGTATCTTTGCCTATTAAAAATATAGTAGCTATTGTATCTGCTATCGTTGTAGCTGTTTGGACTTACTTTGGAATCGTTGAAAGATTAAATAGAATAGAGACTAATGAAAAATTAATGGCTCAAGATTTACTTAAAAAAGCAGATCAAACTCCTAAGAACCAAGAATTATTTATGTTGATTGAGTATCAAGCTAAAACAATAGAAAAACATAATAAACAACTAGAAGAAAACGTACATACCAAAGTACTAATTAATCAATTAGAAAAAAAAGTAGATAAACTAGAAAAAGAATTAGATACAGTAAGAGGTAAGTAATGTTTGAAGTAGTATTTGCTTTACTGATGTATATGAATGGTAAGCTAGAAGGTTATTCCCCAAAATTAAATGTCGCAGATTGCTTAGAACAGAAACGTAAAGTTGAACGTGATGGAACTAATGATGTTACTAAATGGTCATGTAAAGAAGTTGAAGCCATTATAGAAACTGATAAGCATGGAATTAAGAGAATCAAAGAGATTAAAAATTTAAAATAAATGTACCTTAATGCTAATATACCTTTAATAGAGTGTTATGTTAGAGGTAATTATTTAAGAGATCAAAAAGATTCACACGATAAATATTTCTGGTGCGTAGTATTTGGAGTTACAAGTATTCCTAAGCAAGTTCCTTTATTTAATTTTGTAATGGAAGATGGTGGTATTTGGTGGCGATCTCCTATATCTGCCTTCTGCCAAGATGAAGGAGTGCCTGAGCAACCTCTTGGAGAGTTATGCTTATGGGATTCTTTTTCTTACAATATAGCAGTTACAACATTCCATCAATTAGCAGGTTCTAAAGTTCAATTCTTACAAAGAGATAAGACTCCACAATTAGGAAAGTATTTATTTACTTTAGATTGGTCAGAAGGTGATTTTAACGAATTAGATTTTGGTTATGCAAGTAAGCCAGACCAACATAAGTGCGGACATATTATAGAAATGGATAATGGTAACTTTGCTATTCAACCAAACAATAGAATGAGAGTATTTGATTCTAATATGGGAGTTAATTGGAATGAACCACCATTAATAAATAGATTAGTAAATACTAGAACTTGGAGTGTTGAAGATCAACCTAAATGGACAACATCTGAAAATGAAGTTGGACAATATAATTATGATTACAAAGACACCACAAAGTAATTTTTATTATGTTACTTACACTATAAGTTTTGTAAGAGTGAATACAGATAATGTTAAAGAAGATATAGCTTATTGTAAGTTCTTTGATACTGATTCTTTTACTAACTGTTCTTCTTTTTTAGCTTCCTTAAAGCACGTTAAGAAGTTAAGAATTACTCATGTTGATTATGAAGTTGAAAAAGCTAACTGGTGGGATTATGACGACAATATTTCAAACAATATTCACTAATTTAACTGCACTTCAAAATATTCTATACCATCATTGGGAAAGCTTTTTAATTGCGACTTTGGCAGTAGCTTTAATATTTGATCTACACTTTTAAAAATAATCTTATCTGCTAGTGGGAAACAAATTGTAAAGCGAGTCCATTGGTTTGTATAACCTTGTTCAAAGTAAATATATCTTTTTAAATCTCTAACTTTAATCTTGGCTAAAGTTTTGCCCTGTTCATACGTTGCATTTTTTAGTTCAACGAACCATTGACATTTCTCTTTATTATCACTTTTTTCATGTTCTTCTTTTGATTTATAAATAAAGAAGTCGGGGTAACCCTTAAAGAAGGTGGGCAAGTGCCTGTAAAGTGGTATGACACTTTCAGAAAAATTTTGGCTATCATTGACAGAATTAAGACCAAGCTTTTTATAAAGATAGCCACGCATAGTACAATAATCAGTAAAGCGAGACTCAGTAATAGATAAATAATTAGTACTGCGAACTTCATAAGATTGATGATTAAAGTCTTTAATGTATTTTTTATCATTCATTTATCTACTTAGTTCACGATTAGTTGCCATGTAACTTCTCCAAAGATCACAGAAAACTAATAGGTTTGAATACTTAGATTTAAGAAGTGTATATTTTTTTTCAGCATATAATAATCCTTCTACTATTACTGCATACTTTGAATCTGCAAAAGCTAGTTTGTCGGCTTCTGCCACACTACAATTCTTTTCCATTTTGTAGGTTAAAGCTATTTGACTAAATGTTATTTTTAAAAACATCTCGCAACGTCTAAATTCATAGAGTGCTTCAGACATTTCTTCGGAAATAGAATCTAATTCTGCCTTAATTTCATCAGGGTTTTTTTGAGATAGCTGTATCATATCCTTCCTTGCAGTTTATAGTTGTACTACTTATTATTTACTAAGTAGCTTTTCAAATTCAAACACATACTTAGAATTTAAAATGTCTTTAAGTCTTTTGGCTTTTTCAAGCTTCATTTTATATTCCAGTTCCAAGTTCAGAAGTCGCTGACTTCTGTTGCGTATCGTTTGAACCACTTGCTGTTGTTTCATCAAATAGTTTAATATTATTTCTGATAAACTTTGTATTAATTATATCTACCGAAATAATTGTACCTTGTTTATTTTCAGTTAGAGCATCTAGGTTATTAGAAAATACCTCACACACTTTGATAGTACATTCAATTAACATTTCTCTAACTACCTTCGTCATTTATTTATATATTTTTTATAACATTATGCAACTTGAATATGCAAGGGGTAAAGGGAATTTTGACTTCTTGGATTGAGTCCAAAAAAACCCCCTTGCATAAGAATTTCTAGTTACCGAAATTAACTTTGAATAAGAATTTTAAATCCTTAATCAACAAATCAACTTCTTCCTTATTAACATTAACTTTGCCAGATTCAATAATAGATTTAGCTAGTGCCATTACAAACATATATTCATCTTTATTGAATACTTTGTTTGTTACTGGTGAACTACCAATTTCTTTTTGAATAGTAGTTACTGCTGTATTAAAGTTTTCAGCTTCAAAATCATCTACATTAAAAGTAGTATCTGGTTTTGTTTCTACTGGTGCTGAAGTTAAAGCTTGTATTAATGGTTTCTTAGTTTCAGGGTCATTAACGATATATGCAGACCCAGTCTTTTTAGAATGACCAAATGAGCAACTTACTAAAGCATCTTTAACTAAAAAATCTGGTTTTTCAGATGCCCATAACACAAGTTCTTGATCTCCAATTTTAAATTTAAAGTTTGGAAATTTTGAGATTGTGCCATCTTTACCTTTTCTGTTATCAAAAAGATAAGATACTTTACCTTGTATGTGTGCCATTTTATTTTTCTCCTTTTTGGTTTAGGTAGCGATACATATTTAAGCAGGAGATCGCCACTTGTTCCTGCATTTCGTTTATTGGAAATTCCTTAATATTTAGTTTACCTTCTTTAGTGCAATTAACTATGATGCCTTTTTTTACATCAATACCTAATTCTTCTTTAATGCAAATCTTATAAAGATAAATTTGTACTAACATAGAATCTCTTATTCCTGATGATGACTTCCAGTCATAGATAATATGTTCTCCTGATTTGGTTTTAAATATAGCATCAAGAGTTCCAGTAAATTTATGAATACGACTTAAAACCTTGCGTTCAGTAAATACAATTTCTAAACCCTCTTGTGCATCAAACCATTCTTTAAACTTACCAAAAGACTTTTTGATTTCAGGGTTATGTATCTCAGGGGCGATTCCTTTATGAATGTAATCTTCAATAAGGTTATGCACTTCTGTTCCAATTAAACCTGCTACTCCCATATTTGTATTGGCAGATTTTTTAATCTGATCGTAATACTGTACCAATTCAATTTCATCATAAGTAACACCAGCTTTAATAAGCTTCTTAAATTCTTCTGCACAAATCTTTGCAGTCCAATTTCCGATTACTTGTGCTGGAGTTAAAAGTTTTGTGATTGTGGTTGCACTTGGTAACAACTCATCATTCCAAAAGTATTGATGCTTTATTGGTTCAAAGAATAAAGTTTCTTTGCCTTCGTATAGTTTTATTTCTTCCATTTTATTTTCCCTTTGTTTTAATTATGCTTATAAAGCATAAATATCTTGTTTAATTGTTTTCTTATAGTCTGATTTGGTCAAATCTCCAAACAAACTATCTACTGACACATCAAATGTTTTTGCAACTTTGTATAGTTGAATTGCACTCATTTGATTTTTAGCTAGTTCAAATTTAGAAACCTGCTGAGTTTTAGAGTTCATAAATTCTGCCAAATCAGTTTGTGTCATATACTTAACCTTGCCATTAAACTTCTCAACCTTAGTATTGATTCGCAAGAACTTAATATTACTTGCTAATGTATTTGTTATGCTTTGTCTGTCCATATTTCCTTCCATTGTTTCATAAATTGTTTCCAATATAATGATTCTGTTTTTTCAACATCATATTGTGGATATAACTTAAAGAACTCATCTAAAGTTAAATTGCTGTGATCTAAAAGAGCATAATAGTATTCAAAGTAAGTTTGAACAATATGTGGGTTCTTTTCAGATTCTAACACTAGTCGTTCTATTTCTTCTTTTACAGTTTTCATATTTCTCCTTTAGTTCAATATGCTGTGTCCACGATTAATCATACATTTTCTAATGTAGTTTTTTCTCGTATCATCTGCTTTGCCTACAACTCCTAAACTTGCTGGTCTTAAAACATTATCTATAATCCAAGCTTGAAACTCTTGGCTATCAGATAAAGTATTCTCAGCAAACTTAGTACATAAGATTGTGTCGTCAGTTATTTGTTCTGCTTTGGCATGGGGAAATGTCCCTGATCTCCCAGCAGTATCTACAACTGGCTTATATGTACTGCAATTACTTATTGTTAAAATAAGTATTAAACCTAATAATGTTTTCATTTTTCCCTTTGTTTATTTTAGTTAAGTAATCTTCAGTATGGATATTAGCAATATCAATTTTTTTTAATATTGGTTTTTGCTTCCATGCCAAAGTTATGTATTCCAATAAAGTTTCAGTTCGCTGATTCTTTATTAAAATTTCTAAGACTCTACTCGCTATTTTGTGATCGTTCTTTATTGTCATTTGCCTTCTCTAGTTGTTTCTTTTGTTTTTTAAGTTCAGCTTCTTTTAAAGCCAATCTTAACTTCTCAGCAAAAACACTTTGACCAAGTTTTTCTGATAAAGATTGTTTAGTCATTCTTTTTCTTCAAGTAATTTAGCTACTGCGTTATAAAGTTTTTTTTCCTTTGTAGTTATTTTATGCACAGAAGTAAACTCTTGTACAATAAAATATTTATTTAAAACCTCGTAACAACCCACCAGAATATCACGATCAATCTTTATAATCATAGTTAAATAATTGCCCAGTTTAATAATATAATACTTGACGCACCTAAAACAAACACAATTATAAACCCTATTCCGTCTTTAGTTTCTCTTGACATTATTCATTCTCCTTTTTTTTATCATTTTTTGAATGTTCATTATAGCAATCATCACAAAGCCAATATTTTTTATCACTATATTTTAGCATTATAGTTGAACAGTTTTCATGACAAAAATTACAATGATTGATGTCTAATTTTTCTTTTGTCATTTATTATTCTCCCATATTAAATATGCTACAAATACTGCAAAACAGAAATAGGCAAAACCTAAATCATTTATAAGTTCAAGCATAAGGCGTTTGTCTTTCAATCATTATGTTTACTTTTTTATGCAACATTTTTAGTTTAGTATTGTGCCTATTATTCTGAATTGACTTGTCTTGCAAAGTCTTTTTTAAAGATTCTAATACAAGCTTCATTTCAAAATCAGTCATTGAAAAGATCATATCTATTTCTTTTCCCATAATGTTTTAAACACCCTTCTTTTGAGTTTGTCGCACCAATATCCGTAATAACCTGATATTTTTCTTTTCATATTAAAACCCCTTCTTCATTATTTTTAAGATTAGTTTTTTAGCTTGAGTTCTATTTTTAATAAGAATGAATCTATCTTTCCAATCTTTATTATTTTTTTTTATTTCTTGAAACTTTGCAAAACCAACTAATTCTTTTTTAGTAAATTCTGCTACCGTTCTGTCTTTTAAGTCAATCACATAAGTCATATTAATCTCCATTATGTAGTTTTGTATATTTTTCTATGATTTAGATTCGTTTGTACAGATTCTCTTACTGCATAAACAAGGCATTGATTATACCAGCGATTGCCACTTATTTTTCTAGCAAGTTTCAAAGCTTTTTTATAAGACGAAGCTTTACGTTTTATTTTGTTTCGCTTATTGGATATAGAAAAAAAATCTGGCTTTTCTAAAACCCATAAATCACGATCAGTAAAACAATTTGGATTATTTTTAATTATTTTCATATTATTAATAATTGCTAAAACCATTAATATATTTTACTCCATATCTAAAGCAAACTTCATTCCAATTTTTGTCATTAAAAACAGAACCTCTTGGAGTTTTGTGTGGTGTTCTCCAAGAATTTGGTTTTAAAATATTACCATTAGAATCAATAAAGCAATAAACACTTTTGCTTCCTGCAACTTCTAAAGAAATAATTTTAATGTATTTCCTTCCGTTTATAATTTCAAATTTTTTCTTTATAGCACCCTCAGAAAAATTAGAATTTAACCAATTTATTAACTCATTTATTTTTTCATTAAGCATATTTTCCCTTTATGTTTTTTATATAGAATCAATATCATAATTAAAAATGTTTGTTCAAGCTTAAAAAGAGCAAAATATGGGGATAATATAAAAATAATATGCTTTAAATTCAATGAGTTAATGTATTGCTATTTTCTTATAATTTTGTTACTAGGGATAGTGGTGTATTTTGGTGCCTTCCCCAAGATATACCACGTTAAACAAATTACCTATGATTTTAAATTAAATGCAAATACCGAAGGCAAATATTATAAAGTCCGAGAAACATAGACGTTGGATTGCATCAAACTTCCCTTGTATCATCTGTAAGAACCCTGAAGTCCAAGTAGCACACATAAGACATCTGCCTAAAGGCAACGTGGGATTAGGATTAAAGAATGATGCTTATTGCCTACCGTTATGTTGCGATCACCATTTAGAACAGCATAAAATGAATGAGATAAAATTTTGGTTGAAATATAATATAAATCCTATATTAATCTCCGTCAAGCTTTGTACTCTTAGTGAGTGCAAAAAAGTAAACACACTAAAGGAAGAAGGTTATTTTAATGGAAATACTAACTATTTCAGAATCTTGCCAAAAGATTCTTTGCAATAATAAACTTTATAAGGATATTGATTTCTTTGAAGTTCCACACAATAAAGTTTGCTTGGCAGTCATAAGAGCAATATCAAATAAGTCATATAACGAAATAGGTAAGGCATATAAAAAATCTTGGTTTTCAATCTATTCTTCTGTAAAGGATTGCCAGAAAAATGGTTTGAAATCTTTTACAAATAAAGTAATTGATTTAGTAAAAGAGGATTTAAAATGACTGAAGGTTGGATAGCTTTACACAGGAAGATTTACAATTCTAATGATTTTAATAATCAATTAGAAGTTGCTGTGTTTTTATATTTGGTTGCTATGGCTTCTCATAAACCAGTCCAAATAATATACAGAAAAAAAAGAATAACTTTAAAACGAGGACAAGTTTCAATAGCTTATCGTGATTTGGCTAAGAAATTTGATATATCTTTTACCAAAACTAAAACAATTATTAAGAATTTAGTAGCTTCTGGTAATGTAAATCAAAATCTAATCAAAAATTTAAGCATATATAGCATTGTAAAATATGACAAATATCAAGATCTCCCAGAAAAAAAAAATCAAAATATAGCAAACAGAACAACAACTATTAATACTATACTGTATAGTATAGATAAAAATGATAAGAGTCTTAGCAGTATGACTGATAAACCTAAGAAAATTACTATTCCTACCTTGCAAGACTTAAAAACTAAGATCATTGAAAAACCAAGAGAAAAGAACGAGTTTGAAATCATGCGTGAAAAACTTGATTCAGAAGATTATGAAAAATGGGTTCTTCGTCAATTAAACTCTTGATTTGCTTATCTATTTAGTTCTTTAAAAATTATATATTTACAAGTCTATAAAATATCTCTATTTGGGCTTTATTAACCAGCAGGAGAAGTTATGAAAATAGAAAAGATAATAGCTAAACTTGAAAAGGCACAAGACAAGATCAACACAGAATTTGATTCTTTGCGTGATATGTTAGAAGATCATCTTGAAGAAATGGAATCAGATGAGACGTATGATGATACTGACGAAGATCTAGACGAAGATCTAGAAGATTCTGACGAAGAATAATCCAATTAGATAAGCTGTAAAGCTGGAAGGTTATCGCAACCTTAAAAATAATGAATATCAAATTATTAAGTGGGAAAGTCTATGACTATATAATTATAGTTTTATTCCTATTTTCTGTATTTTGTGTAGGCACGTTTTTTCCAAATCAACTCGTCAAAGATAAGATCAGGCAAGAAACAATTAAGCACATCAAATCAATAGGTTCATTCTACGAACCCAAGATAGACACAAGTTCCAGAGACAAATTCATAGTCTCAATAAAAAAATGTATAGCTTACATTAATATTGATTTAAACAAGCAGGAACAAATACCAACATTACTAATAATAGCACAAGCCATTGTAGAATCTGATTATGGAACAAGTAGGTTTGCTAAGGAAGGTAATGCTCTTTTTGGAGTTAGAGTTTGGTCTAAGAACGGAATACTTCCATTAAAACAAGACGCATCTATTAACTGGAGAATTAAAACTTACAAAACAAAATGCAGTTCAGTAAAAGATTATGTATCAATATTAAACAACAATCATCACTATTCTGAATTTAGAAATCTAAGACAAAGAACAAAAGACCCCATTAAACTAGCAGAAACATTAGGCAACTATTCTACTTCACAAACGTACCGAATAGAGATAGTTAGAATGATAAACAAAATAAAGGATAAAATATAATGGCTAACGAAACCACTTCTACA